CTACTGAGATTCGACTAAGCCGTTGGATTTATTATTATATATAAGTTTTTTATATCACTTTGTTTATATAAAAAACTAATATATAACTTTCTTTTCTATGAAAAGAGTTACAAAAATGTCACAGTCTACATAATTCTGTAAGAATTATGGATCAACATATTAAAAATATGTTGCATATTTGTCATAGAATAAAAAAAGATACCTTTTTTTAAACTTTAAAGACTAAGTAGTCTTTAAAGGAAACCCCACCCCAAAAAACTGGGCGGGGGCGTTATAATATATAACTAGCCTCTGGAAAATTTAAAAAATTATTGAGGGTCTTTCATCAAATATAAAATATTTGTGTAACTATTATATCACATAAACTAAAAAAATCCAAATTAGGGGTTGCATCCCTTACTCATATACTGTATAATACTATATAGAAATCGGGAACCCTGAAGAATTTATTCTTTTATTTTCTTTTACTTCCTTTTAAAATAAAAAAAATAAAATTAAAAACAATAATGAAGAATGGTTATGGAAATCTCTGAAGACTATATAGACTCTCAAGAAAACTCTGTAGATTCTTTAGCAACTTTAAGTATGTTGCTGGATGATCTTGTCTTACGACACAGCAATGAGGATTTTATTTCCTTTGTTCGTGCTGTCGCCCCTACACTTATTTCTGATTGGAAGATGGGACGACATATAAAAGTATTAGTGGATAAGTTACAAGGAGTAAAAGAAGGAAGAATAAAGAGGTTGATGGTTTTTCTCCCTCCTCGTTCTTCTAAATCAGTGATTTGTTCCAAGATATTTCCTGCATGGTACATAGGGAATAATCCACAACATGAGATTTTGACGATATCTCATAGTGATCAGCTTGCTTCAGACTTTGGTAGGTCTGTAAGGGATATAGTAAATACAGAACAGTTTCAGAATGTCTTTCCCGGTGTTGCCCTTCGTAGTGATGTCAGGGCTGCTGGTAAATGGAAAACAAATTTAAACGGTACTTACTATGCTGCTGGTGTCAGATCACAGATTGCTGGTCGAGGCGCACACATAGCAATACTTGACGATGCCATGTCTGAAGAGGATTCTTTTTCTGAAGCTGGAAGAAGGTATATTAAGGAATGGTATCCTGCTGGTTTGAGAACTCGTATCATGCCCGGTGGTTCCATTGTTATTATTAATACGAGATACCACCATGATGATCTCTGTGGATGGCTGTTAAAGCAGGAAGAGATAATGGATATGGAAAGTACATATCCTTGGGATGTTGTTAAGATTCCTGCGTGGGTTGACGAGGAATCCGCAGAGTTACTAGATTTACCTGTAGGTACGTCTTACTTTCCAGAATGGAAACCAGATGAGGTATTACGAGTTGATGAAGAAGAGATAGTAGCTAGTAATGGTTCCCGCTATTGGGAATCTTTATACATGCAGAACCCTACACCGGAAGAAGGTGGTATTATAAAGAAGAGATGGTTACAGAAGTGGGATCATAGTGAACCTCCCTCCTGTGATTTTATCATACAAACATATGATACTGCTTTTTCTACGAGGACAACTGCTGACTTTTCTGTTATCCAGACATGGGGTATCTTTGATATGCCCGAAGAAGACTATGAAGGGCGAGAGTATTGGGGTAGTAATTTAATCTTGCTTGGTAATACCAGAGGTAAGTTTGAATATCCTGACCTAAGAAAGATATCACAAGAGTTATATAATGAATATAAACCGGATGTTTGTATTATTGAAAAGAAAGCTAGTGGTCAGTCTTTGATACAGGATTTACGCAGGAGTGGTTTACCTGTTATGGAGTACAATCCTGATAAGGATAAGGTATCTAGAGTGTATGCAGCAAGCCCTATGTTGGAATCAGGTAGGGTTTGGTTACCTGACGGTAAAAGGTGGTCAGACGAATTGATAGAAGAATTGATTACCTTTCCTAATGGACGTAACGATGATCAGGTAGATGCTTTGGTCATGGCAGTACACTATATGAAGGAATCATGGCGGTTGGGACATCCTGATGATCCTAGCTGGGAAGACGATGTAAATCATAGAAAACAAAAAAGAGTTGCATACTGGAGAGTTTAGTGGTATAATATAGGGGCAACAATTAATTTCTAACAAGGGAGACAGTTATGAAATTTCCTCTGGGGTCAAATCCTTCCAGCCGAATGGAAAGATCGGAAGGCAGGGTATCGGGTAAGAAGAAAGAAAAGAAAGCAGAAAAGAAGCAGGGTTACAAGGATCGTAAGGACGAATCTATTGCGATGCGGGTAAAGAAGAAGAGAACAGCTAAACAGCTAAAAGCAAGTGCTGACGAATCTTATGGTAAGTTTGGTAGTGCTGCTAAGAAGAAGGGCAAGATCAATGTTTAAGAATATTGGTAATAATTAAATGGGATTGGTTGACGCTGAAAAAATAAGACATGATCTAGAAAGACCTGTACTTCAGAATTACAATACTTGGGATGAGTATCACAAAGAGTTAATGGAATATTTATATTTGAAATTTAAGGATACATATAGTAATGGCGACGGAAAGAAATCCATATGAGGCAATACCTTCAGCAACGGTAATCCCGGTTCCAGAATCGGGAGCTACTATTGATGTTAATGAGAATGTCACTTTTGATATAGAGGAAGATGGTGGCGTTGTTGTTAACTTTGAAGAGAGTATTGAGATTGAAACTAAACCTGATATTCAGGAATGGTTTGAAAACCTTGCTGAGAAGGTAGATGACTATGATCTTTCTGAAATAGCAGAAGGTGTGTTTGAAAGGTATGATGCAGATAAGTCTTCCAGACAGGAATGGGAAAGTATGTTTGAACGAGGCTTTGATCTTCTTGGTCTAAAGCTGGAAGAAGCATCTGAACCTTTCGAGGGAGCATGTACTGCTGTCCATCCTCTTCTTATTGAGTCTGCTGTTAAGTTTCAATCGAAAGCATCGGGAGAACTCTTCCCTGCATCTGGTCCTGTAAAGACACATATTATGGGAGACTTTACTACTGAAAAAGAAGTTCAGGCTGATAGAGTCGAACAGTTTATGAATTATCAATTAACAGAACAGATGCCCGAATACTTTGATGAATTTGAAAGGATGCTTTTCCATCTACCGCTTATTGGTTCTTCCTTTAAGAAAGTTTATTATGATTCAGCTTTGGAACGACCTGTATCAGAGTTTGTTCCTATTGACCAGTTTTATGTGTCTTACTATGCAAGCGATCTAAGAAAAGCTGATAGATACACACATATTATTTATCGCAGTCCACATGATCTTAGAAAAGAAATCATGTCTGGTATGTATATGGATATTGATCTTCCAGAAGCATATGTGCCAGAACCATCTCCTATATCTTCTAAGATAGATACAGTAATGGGATTAGCGCAAACAGGAGAGGATGATCCACAGTATGTTCTTCTTGAACAGCATTGTTATCTAACTCTTCCTGAAGATAAAGAATGTGCAGATGATGTCGCACTACCTTATATTGTAACAATTGAAGAACAGTCAAGAAAAGTTTTAAGTATTCGTAGAAACTACAGACCGGACGACCCCACTAAATCTAAAATTATGCATTTTGTAAACTATAGGTTTGTACCGGGTTTTGGTTTCTACGGGTTAGGACTGATCCACTTCCTTGGTAATCTTACAATGACTGCAACAGCAGCAATGAGAGCCTTAGTGGATGCGGGTCAGTTTGCGAACCTGCCGGGAGGATTTAAAGCTAAGGGTGTGAGAATTGTGGGAGACAATGATCCGATAGCGCCCGGTGAGTTTAAAGAAGTGGAAGCAACTGGTATAGACCTTTCTAAGTCTATCGTTCCTTTGCCATACAAGGAGCCTTCCTCAACCCTATACCAGATGTTAAATTTTATAACAGCTACAGGACAGAAGTTTGCTGACAATACAGAAAAAGTAGTATCGGAAGCTGCTTCGTATGGACCTGTGGGTACGACTATGGCTCTTCTGGAAGCGTCTAGTAAATTCTTTAGTGCAATCCACAAAAGATTACATAAGTCGCAGAAAGATGAGTTTAAAATTTTGGCTCAGATCAATCACGATTATTTGCCAAATGAGTATCCTTTCGAGGTGCCGGGTGTATCTCGAAAAGTTTTGAAAAAGGATTTCGACGGCAAGGTAGACATTATCCCTGTTAGTGATCCTAATATCCCTTCTAATGCTCATCGTATGATGTTGGCTCAGATGACGCTGCAATTGGCCCAGCAATCTCCTCCCGG